CATGATTTTAATATCGTGTGCGGACCGGATATGAAAATTATTTAGTATATCTCTCCCTAAAACAATTGCCGATATTAGTGATATATCATTCCTAATATTGTGTGCGGACCGGATATGAGAGCTAATAATAAATTTCTCCCTAAAACAAATGCCGTAATTAAAATATAATATAATTTCGTGACTGTATGAAAGAATACATAAAATCACCAAATATGGTGTTACATCGTATATAATTACACTAAACTTTTAAAGAGAACAGCCGTGAATATAGCAAATATTCCCTTCGTTAGTTTCTCTTATATGAAAGTTTTAGATGTCAATATATGTACTTTGTAATAAACGGATATAACGGAACAGAAAATGGTTAAATGAATAGTAGTTAAGTAAGTAATACATGACTGACAATTGTTGGGTTAGTTGTATGGATAGGCCTGAAGCCATGTATTTCACTGATTCCATATGATGATGATACCCGACCCTAACCTCGCAAGAGGCCGTGCGTGTTACGGAGTAACCGGCTCTAGGTACCTGGGGACCCCTAGTAGTATGTACCCCTCACTTATTAATGTTGGCTATGGTAAGTGAGTATCAAATCCAACACACTCGTGGGAATTATTATGGATAATTCAAACAATACAAATCAAATTGAAGAGTGTGCTATTGTAGAAAACAATGGCGAAGATAAAGATGAATTAACTATTGTACAAAGTAATAGTACGGATAATAAATCGTTAAAGAGAAGTATACTTAGAAATAAGTGTATAGAACTGGGTAATTCATCTATCCGTAAAGGATATACAAAGAATCTGCAAGTTAAATTTGTTGATGATATGTATGTATCAAAACAACCAACAGATAGTAAAATAAAAATAGTGCAGAAAACACGTCATGAAATTTCTAAAACTCAAGCTCGTAAAGGACGTGAGAAGTTATCAAAGAACAATTTTATAACTTTACCAAGTGGTGAAGTGGATCGGAGTGAAATACTCCAATGTCATACTTTTTGTACACCAACAATGAACTTTTATTTGAGGATGTATAGACGTTTATTTGAAGAATTAAATAATAAATGTGAAGAATATTATGGAGAGAATTTGAAAAGATGTACAGAAGACAATATTCGAGAAATAGAAGTTTACCATCGATTGAAAAGTATATATAGCGAACATCTTGATTTCTATGAATACCCTACAAACTTTAATAAAATTGTAGATGAAGTTCTAAGTCAAAATATTTGTAAATCACATTTATTCATAGAATATGAACATCTAAGAAAATGTTTTGAATCAGATTATCACTACCTACATAAAGATTCCGGGTTGAAGAAATGTTTTCAACGAATATATGATGAAATTATGTCGATTAAAATATATACAACAGCAGCTCTGTCTTACCATGCAATTTGTTCGAGGATGAAAGGTATACCTAAACCAGAATATGCTAAGTGGAAAGAAGAAGAGATCGAATTTAAAACAAGGAAATATTATTTGAGATTATTAAAAGAAATCTTTTATAGTCTAAAAATACGTTGGGAAACAAATTCGATAACAAAACATCCTATATTGAGTTGTAAATTCAATGATATTAAAGATGAAATTTTCAATAGACCAATAGAAGAGATTTATGATGCAATAATGGACTTACAAGTTAGAATTAAAAATGAACCAAATCCTAGGAAAGATTGGTTTGAGCAACGAAAGTTGAATCTTCATGCTAACGTTTATGATAGAGTGCGCGATGTATTTACAAAAGAAGAAATTTTAAAAATTGATAGTATATTGATTAAATTCTTTGTTTCCTATCCTATGGTATTGCCTGTGTTATTTGCTTTAATGCATGTGATATTTGCAATATACGGAGTAGGTACTACATACGTTTATGTAATGTATTGTTCAATACTTTTAAGATTTTTTTTATATTTCATATTTAATTATTTAAATGAAAATGTAGAGACTTTAATAATGCATATTGGTCAAAAAATCGGTTCCGGTCTATCGAAAATTGGAAGATCAGTACATAGTAAGTGTGGAATTTTTGACACACTAGTTCATGGATTTAATAACCACAAAGCAGGGTTAAGTGCTTGTGTTTATGATATAGCACAAGCTGATACACCATCTAAAGTTGTATCTGAAGTAGTTAAAATTGGATCAATGTTACAATTAGAAACATCAGTAACTAATTCTATGCTAGGTAAATTAACACAAAACGTTGGTGATAGACTAACAAATGCTACGACAAACCAAGTTCTTCAACAACATATGAGTCCCGAGAAAATCTTACCAGCACTTTCAGTTGCGTTAGGGGTTGCAGGAAAATCGCTTTCAGATTTTAAATTAGATCAAAATATTAATATGATGGCAATGAATCTTAAAAATAGTCAATTCTTATATAAATCTATAACGGATATATTAAAAGAAGCCGGCTTTATGAGAGATTCAGCAGCAGAATTGGTAATAGATCTAACTACGAAATTAACTGAAATAAGGAAAGATTACGAGTGGATTCTCAAGTGTTTAGCAACATCAGGAAATGAATTCTTAAAACCAGAAGGAAGCTTAAGGTATAAAAATTTTAAAAAAGTGGTTGATGACATAACATTACAAATGAGAGAAATAGAAAAACATAAATTTGAAAAGACTCAAATATTAACAGAAGCTAATACTTTATTAGTGGAAATCAGACGAAATATAGATGCAGTAGAGGTTATTTTGAAAAGATTACCACGAGTAATACCAGTAGGAGTTTGTTTATTTGGGGAAAGTCAAGTCGGAAAAACTTCTCTTTCGAATGAAATTCATCGTAGAATTTGTAATATGGCAAAAATAAAACATCCAGATCTATTTCCTGATTCAGCCAATTGGACAAAATGGAATGCACAATCACGTGATGATTATGATCAGAATTATTATGGTGATGAAATTGCGTATGAAGATGATATGTTTGCTGATAGGACTGATGAAGGTCATCAGAAATATTTGGCATTTATATCTAGTGGTGCTGTTTCAACCGTTCAAGCTGATCTTAAATCTAAAGGAAGGCCTTTCACAGCAAAAGTTGTAATGGTGTCATGTAATAATCTTCCACTTAAAAGTGCTTCTATCAACAATATTAGTGCTTTATGGAATAGGTTTCCCATAACAGTAGAGTGTTCAATCAAAGAAGGGTCTTCCAAGAAGACAAGTAGAGATAAATATGATAAAGATTTTAAACATTTGAATTTTTCTGTGGCACCAATGACAACGTTTGTTAGAGGTAGTCGTCAACAAAGTGCAGGTGATGTTGGAGCAACTTCGGTCGATCTAGATACTTTAGTATCTATGATCGTAGAAGAAATGGCCTTGCAGCAACGAAAATTAGATCAAACAATGCAATGCTACGAAGAGGAACACAATCCTACTATCGACCACCATGATGAAATAGAACTACAAAATGTAGAACCAATAGCTAAAGAACTTGACATATCTGGTATGAGATCACTATTTTCAAAAGTGAAATTGGCAATGGATATAGATACAGA